TAACCACCCTCCACAAAATTGAAATTTGAAATCGTTTTGTTAAATTTTATTTTCAGTTGCCATAGCGAATTGGATAACCACCCCCACTAAAAAAATAGTTGACAACCATACGCATGTATGATATAATGATGGTACATTAAGGGCAAGGAGGTAGCAATGGATTTATATCTAAATAAATATAAAGGAAAATACAGAATCAGAGCGCATTATGACCTTAGCACTAACGATTTTATTCGTGACGCAGATGGCAATTTGGATAATGATTTTGCAGATTTTTATCTGAGTGGCAGAAACGGAATTGAAATCAAACATGGATATGGTAGCGAACTTGCATGTTATATTCCAAAATTGCAATTGGGAAACAATATTTTGAAATCATATTATGATACCACTATTGGCGACCATGGCAAGAAATCTGTTGATAAAATTGCAAATGAACTAATTAAAAATGGTTATGCGAATGAGGTTGATGTGCTGAGCGCAGAGGTATGGTTTACATTCGATGCTAAACATTTGGATACGTTGGCACCAATTGTAAAATTAAAAACGGCTGGCGCAAGTATGTCACCATTCAGCACAAGGAATCTGCCCAAAGCCCCCTATACTATTCCTAAAAAGGATATGGATAAATACAAGAAGGCAAAGGGTGAATTAACAGGATTGCAGATTGGTAGACTGCAAGATGAATTTATTAAGAAATTCATGCCAGAAAATTTTCGTTCAGAAATGAGAAAAGAAATGCTCAAAGCAAATCAATATATTCATAAGATTGGCGAATGGGATAATTATTGTAAATGGATAAAGGAGAATGCAAAATGATTATGTTTGGCGAACCAATGTGGTATTATAAGCCACAAGACCCAGACCTTAGACTGCCATGTATATTTGTTGGCGGCGATGACAAAACATCATGGGTGTTAATGTGTAACAAAAGAGAGATAAGACGAGTGAAGAATAGATATTTATCACTCGTAAAAGAAAATGAGGAAGCGGAATGGGAAAACAAATAAACATTAAATACCCAAATGGTGAAATGAATGTCGACTTATTATCTTTCGTTATGAATCATAATATTAATGACATCAGACTTTTGGTACGCAAAGTCATTGCTATTTCATCACATAAACATGAGATTAAACGAGAAGTTTTGGATACCATTAAGAAAATCAGAGACGCAGATGTATTCTATAACTATATCGACACATATGAAAGTACGCATCCATTTTATTGGCAACGTACTTTAACCCCCACAAAAGATTGGCAGATGTACAATAAAAGATTGGATAAACTGACAGAATTTTTAAATAAATATATAAAGGAGTAAGAATGTAAGATGCTATGCACAGAACGATGTAAGGCTTGTACATATGGTGGCATTGTAATGTATACTACTACATCGTGCGATTATATGTACCTAACTGGTAAGCCGCGCGGTTGTCCAGCAGGAGATGATTGCGATAAATTTGAAGAACGAAAACAGAATGGAGATATGAAATGCTCAACGGAGAATATATATTTGGATTAGGCACCAAGGTGGCGGTTGAAGAAACGAGCAAGATGTATAAAATGACATTGGTGTCTTTGGATATGGCAGATTGGTGCCCACATATTGAGATGATGTTTCATCACAGCGTTGGAGACGCAGTTTATTTTAGGAAGCGTCATGGCAAACATGCTGTGTATGATTGGGGTGATGATACATTTACAATATATCCGTTTAGGGCTGGGATACCATATTATTTTGAGAAGGAGAGATAGCAGATATATAAGGAGTGTAATATGTGTGATTTTATAGTGTTTTGTCTGATGCTATTATGGGTTGGAGTTATATTCATAACTTTATTCATTACCAATCAAGAAATGAAAATTTATATGCGCGAATACCAAAAGAAATACAATGAGTGTACTGCAAGGTTGGAGGAACAATGGAACAAAAATCATTCTATATTATAACAGCGGATTACAGACCAAAGAATCCTAACAAACCAACATATCTGGTACGCGCCGCAAACAAACGCGAAGCCAAAAAGAGATTCGAAGAAACATATCCGTGGCTCAAAGTATACCATGTTGAAGAAACCAATAAAAAATATGCAGAAAAAGATGCGATTTTGCTTGACAAACATTAAGATAAATGGTATAATAGTATCAACAAATGACATGAGAGTTGATTGGAGGTACAAAATGACTACGTTGGATATGTATATTGGAACACTCAACAATGAGAATACTAAAGTAAACTATCGTACTGACATTAAGAATATGTTAGACTATGTTGGGAAAAATGAAACCGAAATCGAACTTGCGGATTTGCTTGCATGGAAAACATCTATGATTAACGAGGGGCGTTCGACCGCGACCATTGCAAGACGTATTGGTTCTGTAAAGCGTTACTACCAGTTCCTTGTTGATATGGATATTGTCGCTAAAGACCCCAGTAAGAAACTGCGTGCGCCCAAGGTGTTGAACAAAGAAGAGCCGACATTGACTGCCGATGAGGTTCGCAGAATCATTAATTGCGCAACCAACCCCAGAGACAAGGCAATCGTAGCGACCCTTGCGTCTACGGGCATGAGAATTTCTGAACTTATCAACATTAAAATCAACGATGTCCATGGACATGATATTACAATCGTTGGCAAGGGCAACAAGCGTAGAATGGTTCATATTAACGACAAAACTATGGGTTATTTGACAACCTATCTGAAAACAAGAAAGGATGGCATTGATAATCTGTTCGTAAGCAATGGTTGTTCTCCCATGTTTCCAAACAGCATTAACAGAACATTAAAGCGACTTGCTAAGAAGGCTGGCATTAAAAAGAATATTCACAATCATTCTTTGCGCCATCTGTGGGCAACCAGTATGCTCGACAATGGTGTGTCTTTGGAACGTATTCAACTTTGCATGGGTCATAGTGATATTAGTGTAACAACCAGATATGCTAAAATTAGAAACGCAGAACAGGTTGTGAGAGAGACAATGGAAATCGAGGTGTTTTAAATGGATATAAGGATTGAAACATTTGCACATCTTCCTTGTGAAGTAAATGTGTTTACGATTAATGGCAAGAAAGCATACGTTGATGATTTTGGATATAGTGAGGATAGTAGTATTCCAGTAAATGTGGACGATGCGTATGTATGTCAGAATCGCAGATTTATTCCATATTATGACAGACCGATTGATGGGATGTTAGACGAATATAACATTACGCTGGATGAATACAATCAGATTTGCGATATGTTGGAAGATAAGTTATATATAGGGCGTTGTGGTTTGTGTCTATAGAAAGGATGGTGGCATGGAAGGGAAACCGATTGTATTAATTGTAGGCGAAAGCGGAAGTGGTAAGTCTACAATTTGTAATTACCTATCAGAAACATATGGGCTGAAAGAACTTAAGTCTTATACGACAAGACCAAAGAGAAACGAGAACGATACCAGCCATACGTTTGTGTTACAGACGGAATTTAATACGGTAACAAAAGACGCGGTTGCTTATACGAGGTTTGATGGCTATGAGTATTGTGCCAGTGTTCAGCAAGTCGATGAGTCTGATTTGTATGTAATTGATATGGATGGCGTTAAAACATTGCTTAAATATTATAAGGGTAAGCGTGTGCCGTATGTTGTATACATCAAGGCTGATGGATTGGACAGAGTTGAAAACATGATTAGGCGTGGCGATAGTTGGGCAGACGCAATGCGTAGAGTTGAGCATGACAAGGCGGCATTTAAGGACGTTGATGATTATGCTATGTATGTCTACGAAAACAGAATTGATAATCATGAATCCGTAAAGAAAATCGGAGACAGTATTTATAATGAATTTTTTAAAACAAACAAAGAAAAGGAGTAAGGATTTATGGCGAAATTTGTTCTTATTATGGGTGATAGCGGAAGCGGCAAGTCTACATCGTTCAGAAATTTCAAGGCGAATGAGGTGAGCATCTTCAATGTTACCAACAAAGACCTTCCCTATAAAGGCAAGGTGGCTAAGATTGATAATGCTTCGTATGACGATATTGCAAAGCATTTGGCAAATCCTACCAAGCGCGCATACATTATTGATGACGCAGGATATTTGATGGTCTTTGAATCTTTTGCCAGAGCCAATGAAACAGGCTTTAGTAAGTTTACAGATATGGCAAAGAAGTTCGTAGATATGTTGCAGTTTATTGCAACACAGGTTCCAGACGATGTAATTGTTTATATTACAATGCACACCGAAGATGACCCAGAGATGCATAAGATTAAAGCAAAAACTATTGGCAAAATGATTGACCAGCAGTTGAAACTTGAAGGTTTGTTCACTATTGTGCTTAGGGCAATGCAGACGGAGGATGGATACAAATTCATTACCAGAGATGATAACATCTCAACAGCAAAAAGCCCTATGGGAATGTTTGAGAATGATGTGATTGACAATGACCTTAAGGCGGTAGATACTATTATTCGTGAGTATTATGAGATGCCGCCGCTGGTTGACGAAAAGCCCAAGACAAAAACTAAAAAGAGTGAATAATAAATATAATTAAAAACAAAAGGAGAAACACATGAAAAAGATTAACCTCGACGATATCCGAGAATTTACCCGTTTTAAGAATCCCGTAGGTGGATTTATCTGTCAGATTATGGCAGTTGAAGATGTCCCCGATAAGGAATATCTGAAAGTATTTTATGACATTGCAGAGGCACTCAGCCCCGAACAGGAAGAGTTTGTAGGTATGTATACGAAGCGCAAGAAGGAACGTGACTTTGATTATCCGTCTACTGTAGTCAGTTACAAGGAAGCGTCACTGCCATTTTTCAAGGGCTTTGTAACTGCGCTTGAATCCTCTAATTCCAAGTACAAGTTTGATAGCGATGAATCCAAGATGGTTGGACTGAAGATTGGTTTTGTCATTGCGGAAGAGGAATATGAGGGTAGAGACAAGAATGGTGCGCCAAAAATTAAGGTTAGAACCTATGTTGCCGAACGTCATAGTGTACAGGCAATCAAGGATGGCGACTTTAATGTGCCAGAGTTTAAGAAACTGGAACAGGCAACCACAACCAAACCAGCAAATCCATTTGCCACAAATGGTTCTGCGCCTACTCAGACCGCACCACCGCCAGTACCAGATGAAGTGTTTGCAACAGCCGATGATGATTCAGATGAAATTCCATTCTAAACTATGTTGAACACAATAGACGAAGCGGCAAAAGTATGTAAGAATGAAGTTCGGTTGGTGGGGACACTGACCGAACTTACCATTAATCTTACTAAACGCAACGCACAAACTGTGAATGTGGCATATTATGGAGCCGTCAAAGTCCATGATACATTTCTAAGAATCTATGGCAATTTTACAAACAACAATACAGAGTTCTATCAGAATGTGAAAAGACTTGAATCATTAAGCGCCTATATAACTTGTGTTGTAGATGCACGGGGCGTTATGTCACAAGTATTTAACAATGTTGCTAATAAAGTGTATATTATTGGTAAGTTGTTGAATAATAACTCGGTTAGAGTTGAGTATATTTCTGCCGCCAATAAAGATAAAGAATATATTACTTTTGATATTGAGGGTGTGCCGTTGGGTTATGAGCGTGACAAATTTAAATTGTTAATAATTACCAACAACTATCATAACTTTTTGGAGATTGTAACTCAAACAGACGAATCTGATTTTGACAATCATTTAGTTAGTTTAGATATAACAACTAATCCATATAGTTCTTATGACTTACCGCCACTAACGTGCAATGGTATTAACCAATTACAACCATGTATATCACAAGACGTAATCAATACAGCGTTGGCTGAACACGAATTATTTATTGATTCTATTGAGGGGATTAAATCAAAATGAGTAAGGTTACTTGCAGAAATTGTAAAAAGAAAATCAACAAAGAACAAGCGTTCTCCAAAAAAGAACGTGTGTATTTCTGCAACGAAGATTGCTACCGTCAATATTATCATACAGATGAAGGGGAGTTAGAATTATTCTTAGATTATGTTTGGTCGCTTTACAGTCCAGAATATAAGGACAATTCAAAGTACATGATGATTCGTAAGCAAGCCGAACATTATCATAAAGAGTATGGGTTTAAATACAAGGGGATGTATTTGACTGCCAGATGGTATGTTGAAACATTAGAGCAACCATGGAAAGATGAGTATGGGTTGGGGCAGATTCTACCCGACAAGTATAACCAACTCAAAGAGTATTATGAGGAAAAACGCAAGTTAAAATCCGTGGTTAAACAGGAGGATAAAAAAGAGCGTATTGTTAAGGGTGGCAACACCGTTCGGCGCAGAAAAATGTTAGAACTTTAATAGGTAGGTGGTGCGATGCTATATTCTATTGACGATAGCATGATGCTGATTGGCGCGTTTGCAAATAAACCCAATCTCATGCTATCAGATAAATATAAAATAGGCGAGAATGATTTTAGATGCAAGGGGTGTGATGATGCCACCTTCCATAATATTTTATATCGTGTAATGTACAATTTGGTTATATCTGGTGCAACAGAGATTGACGAAGTAATTGTTGATACGTTCTTGCGCAATTATCCAAAGCAATATGAAATCTGTAAGCAATATGACTTTATGTCATTTATTACAGAAATTAAACAGATTGCTAATAGCGAGAACGTTCAATATCATTATGATGTGGTGCGTAAGTTCGCCATGTTAAGAGAGTACAAGGCGGCTGGATTTAATATTACTGAATTGTACGATGAATCTAAAGATGAATCTTCACAAAGAGAAAAATTAAACAAACTAACAGTCAGAGACATAGATAATTATTTTGAATCCAAACGACTGGAAATCAAACGGCACTTTGTTTCTACTGAAAATATAGAGCATTACAAGGCTGGCGATGATTTTGAATTTACAAAAGAGCAATTCAAAGAATCACCAATGTTGGGATTGTCGTTTCAATCTCCATATCTCAATGATATATATCGTGGTATTATGGGGCTTACGCTAAGGTCAGGAGCGTCAGGTAGCGGCAAGACCACGCTATCTATTGGCGATGCTTGCATGAGTGGCGTTCCGTATTATTACGACACGACAAAGAAAAAGTATGTAAAAAACAAATCATATGTAGGTGCTGTATTGTTTATTAATACAGAAATGGATTTGCGCGAAGAACTTGATGTTATGTTCATTTCGTGGATTTCTGCTGTGCCAAGGCAAAAGATTCTTGATGGTATGTACATGCACGATGAGGAGGAGCGTGTTAATAAGGCGTGTGAGATTTTGGAAATGAGTTGTATACACGTTGTAGACAACCCAGATTTTACAACAAAAACTCTTGAAGAAATCATCGAAGATTATATTCTTGATAAGAATGTTAAATTGGTAGTGTTTGATTATGTGCAGAATCAAGGTTATGTAGCCAA